CCCTCTTGTTTCGGAGCGGATTTTAACAGGCGGTTATTCATATGAACCCTCAATCAGTTTAGCCAAGCTTTTCGGCTGGAGGAAAAAATCAAAGTCGGCTTTCCAGCTACGGTCGTTCTGCCCTTGCAGAAACCGGCTTCGTCGAATGGTGGCAAGCGCATCTTGAAATTCTTCCAGCGAGGTATCCTTGCACCTGGCCGCAAGTTTGCGCTTTCGATCCGCAGTCAGCTTGACCACTCTCGCCAAGCCAAGCTCGGCAGCAGTGATATTCCATGCCTCAACAATTTCAATCGGGCGGACGGGTGAAACGCCAGTTTCACTAGAACCTTTAGGTTCTATATCTGTATCTGTATCTAACTCTTGGACCGTTACAGAAACGTTACTGGAGCGTTTCACCTTAGCAAGCTTCTGTTTTTCCCTGTATTTTTTCACGCGCTCGTTGCTGTTGTCGCTGCGATATTGCAATTCGTCCCAAGCAACTGGAGAAAGCGTTTCGTCGATCAATCCTACCTCTTGAAGGCGGCGTCCGATTTCCTCTAATTCGCGCACCTGCACGCCAAGCTTGACGGCAATCTTACGCTGGCGAAGGCTATCGTCTGGCTCATCAATCAAGCCGTCACCCTTGAGGCAGCATAGCGCCACAAAGTGCCAACGATCTTCAAAGGCTAATAGGCGAAGTTTCTCATCATCAATGATGCGATGATATAAGCGGAACCAGTGCATCGTCATGGCACAAACCCTTGTGTCACGGTTCTCTGGTGTATATAACTTTGCATGTGCAGGGCCTCCCTCTTAGGCAATGTAGCGGCGGGTGAGTGTCCTAAAACTCCCCGCCCAGCACCTTCACCATATTTTGGCGTTTAAGTCAATCTCAGTTCCCAGTCAGGATACAGATGCCGGAACAGTGCAGCACGAAGCGGGAAGTCTCGAACGACAAATCCCTTACTGTCCTCCGCAATCAGCTTCCCACGCTCCATATAGGTGAAGTCGGGTCGATAGCTTGCTGTCCGTCCGTTGCCCATTTTCAGGGGCTTACCGTCGATCACAAACTCGAACTTCGGCTCGATGGTCAGCCCTTCGATCTCGCGGCCTCGCTGTAACAGGTGCAGTTGATCGCAACGCTTTGCTTCACGCTTTGAGGCGTGCAGATGCCCAGCAGAGCAGGCGGTTTTCTTGGCGAAGTATTTAGTCACGCAAAGCCATTTCTACACGCTCGACAGCGGCTGCGAAGTCATCATCAATGGCGATCAGATCCTGAACCACCCGCACGCCATGAAACGCTGTGCTATGGTCTGTGCGGCCCAGCATACGTGCCATCTGAAGATATGACATATGGGGACAGTTGCGGCTCATCACATACCAAGCCACCTGCCTCGCCCTGACCGGCTTCTTCTTGCGGCTGTTGCTTTCCAGACTTTCCTTGTCGATCTGAAACTCATTCATCACCGCTTTGACCACGGACAATCCGCTTCGCCTTGATCGAAGCACGGCGGCTGGTCGATACCATTTAGGAAACATGTTCATTGTGCCAGCCTCCGATAATATTCAATTTCGTGAGGCTTTAGCTTGCTGTGCTTCAGGTGATACGATGCCAGCGCGGCTAATAGCGGATCGTCTGTTCTGCGGCGGATATGCCCGCGAAAACTTCGGTCGCTCTTAAAATCCCAGCCGGACGGGTTGCCTTGTCCTGGCAGGTATTTCTTCGGAAGGGATGCACGCATTTTAGCCATGTCGGTCTTGGATAAGGTCACGCCGAAGCGGTGGCGAACATGGGCGAGGATGGTGCTGTCATCGCTGATGTAGGTGGCGAGATAACGGGCTAGGGCTATCGCGGTCGATGGAGATTCATAGATCATGGCTGAAGCCTTTCAACCAGATCGCTGCGGTTCATTGCCTTAGCCATCTCGATAGCCTTTTTACGTGCAGCAACACGGCTGGGCAGGAATCGCCCTTCATTGTCACGGGCCTGCTTGGCTTTAAACCAACGCCTTAAAACGCTTTTAATCATGATAGTTCTCCGTTGCTTTTTTAAATGCTTCTACAAATTCAGAATAACCCAAGCTGCACAGCAGGCTGTTGGATGCTTGATCGAACGCTTTGTGCAGTTCGTTGCCGCTGAAGTTGGTCGTAAGTTGCTCGGCTAATGCCTTTGCCTCTGCGGGCGTGATCGGGCATGTTTTCGAGGTGGTCAGCATATGCCCGTCTGCCACGCCACGGATCGCCAAGTGCTACGTCCATTGCGCTGTCCCGCTTGTGACCGTTCTGCCCTAGCGATGTGCTGCCTGCGCTGGCGAAACGGATAATCGCGTGCGACCGCGATCCCCCGCATCATATGAATTGTCGGCCATTGGTTGCCTAAAAATGTAGCAACTTCATCCATCCTGCGGTGATATGCCTCACAACCAACCGCTTGTTCGTCTGCTGCGATGCCACCCTTGGCTTCGTCAAAGCGACCGACCCAGCCGAAGCAGACGCGCTCATATTTATCACATAGGCGACCGAGGCGTTCAATCGGGCCATCCATATGCCACAGAGGCGCTCCCCATTGATCGAAGGGCCAATCATTCAATAAACCATCATTGATCTGTGAGGGAGCGCCAGGACTATCAGGAATAACCGCCCAGCGACCTTCAATCAGGCGAGGTTCAAGCCATTGATAGTAATCTGACCAATCTCGTTCCTCTGCCCATTCCTGACCAGCTCGGAGTGCGGCTTGCCAAAATGAGAATGCGCCATTGTCGAACATGATTTTGGGACAATGTGCTTCAGCCAGATGCACTTGATCGGGACGATAGAAGGAAATGCAAGCAGACCGATTTGGCATAATCGCCTCGAAAGCCGCATTCGGGACAATTGGTGTACCGTGATAGATAACAGCACGGCGCTCAGGAACGCTTTTCATGGTTTCTCCTTATGAATTATTTTCCATTGTGATTTGATCTGATCGGGCCTGATAAACTGCCAGCCCATTTTCTGAAGCAGTGCGCCGGTAACATAGCGCGGCGGATAAAAAGCTGCCGTATCTGGTTTTAAGTCAGACACGGCAGCTAGGAACCAGTCGGGGAATGCGTTGAAACCGACTGGGTAGGAGCTTGTTGATCTATATCTGCCAAAGCCTTTTCCAGCTTGCCAATCGTCGGCAGCGTCGGGGGTATGCCCTGCTTAGTATAACGATATGCAATCGAAGGTGAAACCTTTGCTGACTTGAACAAGGCGTTCAGTTCGATGCGGCGATCAAAGGCGGCTTTCGCAACCTCATCCATGAGTGTTTTTCTGTCCATATCGCCCCAGTAAATTAGATTGATTTTGATTTCAATAGAAAACATTTGCACTTTTTTGCTTGCAATGATGCAAAGCGCGTTTATAACCAGATCAACAACAACGGAGGCAAAAATGCGAAACATCATTTACCCAACATACGACAACCCGCCCACCACCGACGAAGAACGCGCATTGATCGAGCGTCTCAAGGCGCAACCAATGTCACCCGCCCTGGCCGAGCGCATCGAGCGCATCAACAAAGTTTTCGGGGCGAAGTCATGAACGGGGGCCTTCAGCAATTCAACCGCGTCTTGGAAAGCGTGCAGCCGATCACGGTCTGGCCGATGCAGACGATAGACGTAGAATTTTACCTCAACGCCAGCGAAGAAGCTTGGAACGCAGAGATGACCCGCCGTTATGGCGATGATTGGGAGACGATAGATGGATAAAGAAACACTCACAGAGATGGCAGGATTCTTCCTTTTCCCCATGTGCTTGATTTGGATTTGGAGCCTTCTATCGTGATTCCCTATGTATCAGACGAAGCCTTTGAGGCGCTTGATCAAGCTGACGAATGGACGCAGCAAGAGTGGAATGAATGGAAAACAGAACAGGAGTTGAAAAATGACGAAGCCTAATATTGCCCAGCGCATCAATGCAGCGATGGCCGACGTGGATTATATCCAGAAGGAAAAGAAGCAGGGCATGAATTACAGCATTGTTTCCCATGATTCCGTGACCGCCAAGGTGCGCCCAATCCTTCAGAAGCATGGTGTGGTTTACTATCCCCGCAATATGCAGGTCGAGCAGAACGGCAACCGCACGCAAGCAACCTTTGACGTGCGCTTCGAGAACATTGACGATCGGTCAGACTTTATCGACGTTGCGACTTTCGGCTATGGTGTTGACCCCCAGGACAAGGGGCCGGGCAAGGCTATGTCCTATGGCGTCAAATACGCTCTCCTGAAGGTGCTGGGGCTTGAAACGGGCGATGACCCCGATACAGTCCAAGATGCCAGCGCAAACCACCAGAGCGGCCCTGTGGAGGCTATCAGCGATACACAGTGCGATATACTGCGGACTCTGATTGAAGCCAGCGGCTCAAACATCGTTTCGCTCTGCCAATTTTACAAAATCAAATCGCTGCCGGAATTGCCAGCCAGCAAGTTCGCGCACGCTGAAATGAGCCTGAAGAACAAACTAACCAAGAAGGAGAAGGAAGCATGATCGAACAGAGGTCGCCAGAGTGGTTCGCCCAGCGTTGTGGTCGCCTTACCGCATCGCGTGTTGCTGATATGATGGCACGCACGCAGAAGGGCTGGGGAGCGTCTAGAGCCAACTATGCCGCCCAGCTTATTGCCGAGCGATTGACCGGCGTTGCGGAATCTGGATTCACCAGCGCAGCGATGCAGCATGGCATTGATACCGAAGCCGAAGCTAGATCCGCTTATGAGTTTATCGAAGGCGTCGCGGTCACAGAAGCACCGTTCGTCTTTCATCCGCATATTATGTGGGCTGGGGCTTCGCCTGATGGCTTTGTAGGAGATAAGGGGCTAGTCGAAATTAAATGCCCAAACACCGCCACGCACATCGCCACGCTGCGCGGTGAGGTTATCCCCGACAAGTATATCAAGCAGATGCAGTGGCAGATGGCTTGCACCGAAACCGAATGGTGCGACTTTGCCAGCTATGATCCGCGATTGCCCGATGAGATGAAATTGCACGTCCACCGAGTCATGCGCGACGATGATCTGATTGCCGAGATCGAGGCCGCTGCGGTTGTGTTCCTCGATGAGATCGCAGCCACCGTCACCGAATTAGAAAACATCTACAGAAAGGCAGAATAATGAGCAGTTTGGTAAGGCGTATTCAGCGCCAGATATATCCCTCGACCACCGGCAATCCGGCACGCCAGAAGTTTTACAACGGACGCGGCCAGAGATTGGGAATCACCAGCCCGAAATGCAAAAGCCTAATCGCCAGGCTGGCACGGGAAAAGCGCAATGCAGAAAGGAATGAAGCGTGACAGTTATCACAACAATCGTCGGCAATGTCGGCAAGGACGCAGTTTATAAAGAAGGGCAGAGCGGCAAAGGCTTTGTCAGTTTTTCGGTCGGCGCTTCGGTAGGCTGGGGTGAAAAGAAGGAAACGCTCTGGTTCGACGTGACCAAATGGAACGCACGGCCCAAGCTGGCAGAGATGGTTCTGAAGGGAACCAAGATTACCGTTGTGGGCGAACTGTCGACCCGTGAGCATAACGGCAAGACTTATCTTCAGATCAATGCGCAGACGGTAGATCCGCAAAGCCGGTCAGGTGGTGCAGCGCCGCAGGAAGCACCAACCGACAATCATGATAGCTGGGATTCAGAAGTTCCGTTTTAAGGGAAAGGTAAATTTTATGGAAAATATTATTGCAATGGACATTCAAACCGCCGTGAAGTTGAGCGGAATATCCAGAACTATATTATATGAAGCCCTTAAAAGAGGCGATCTGAAAGCTAAGAAATTGGGAAAGCGCACGCTCATTCTTCGCGCTGATTTAGAGAATTACATATTGTCTCTGGAAGAATATTAATGCTTCCACCCCGTCGCCCCCAACCAGAAAAGCGTGCCAAGCGGTTTGTATCGCCAGCGCATTGTCGGTTCGTTCGCTCCCATGCCTGCTGTGCGTGCCATTCATACGATCATATCGAGGTCGCTCACGTCAGAACAGGGACGAACGGGGGGATGGGGCTTAAGCCTGGAGATTATTGGACGATCAGTCTTTGCCGCGATTGCCACTCTGAACAGCATAGAATCGGAGAAAGGTCATTCGAGGCAAAGCATGGCATCGACATGAAGGAACTTGCACGGGCGTTTGTGAAAGCCTCACCAAAGCGGGTTGATCTGGAAAGGGCGCGTGATGGATAAGCGCACGATCAAGCTGGTTTCCAAAGCGCATAGGGATAGGGCTGCGGATCTTATCTATAAAGCCCCACAAGGCTATGTGGTCGCCATCGGGGAGGAAACCCGCACCCAAGAACAGAATAGGCTCATGTGGCCGCTTATAGCCGACATACAGGCGCAAGTTGCAGAGACTGCCACATACTCAGCCGACGATATGAAATTACGCTTCCTGCACGCTCTGGGCCAAGAAATGCGATTCTTGCCTGAACTTGAAGGCGCGGGAATGTTTCCAGTGGGACAGCGATCCAGCACGCTGTCGAAGTCACAGTTTACCGCGCTGATTGAATTGCTGTTCGCCTATGGCGCGAAACATGGCGTGCGCTGGTCGGATAAGTCGCAGAGAACAATTTCCGACATAATGTAAAAATACTCCTTTGCGCTTGACATAGGCGCAATTGTGCTTAGATTGGGCGCATAAGGAGATTGCAATGCAGACCGTAGAAGAAACCGCCCGCTTAATTGATGAGACTGCACGAAAAACCAAAAGTCACGATGCGCGTCAAAAGATGGCCGAATTAGTGGTTAGCCGTGGCTATGTCTCGCAAGCCTCCAAGCAGCTTTGGACTGACTATCTCGCAAAAGGATGCCCCGCGCTATGACAGCAGAATGGCGCATCCACGCAACTTCTGAAGAAATTGCCGAGCATGATGGATTGATAGCGCAAGACCGCGCCAATTCAGCGCGCCGCAAACTGATCCGCAACCGATGCCGAATGCGCGGCAAAACAAGAGGAGTGGAACAATGAGCATAAGATTTGAAACGAAGGGATCTGACAACTGGCGTAGACGTTCAGGCTATCAGAGAACAATGAAAGTTCCTGGCCCGATCATTCCGATGGAAGCCCCTGCTGGCTTTTTTCAAAGACTCGCTTCGTTGATTGGAAAACGTCATGACTGACAGCCTTAGCCAATATTGCCCCAACTGCGAGGCACTGGCCAATA